CTGATGATCCCATTGATAGTTCTACGGGGAACTTGTTATTGACAACAAACACAGCAATTAATGGTGGTACAGTTGGGTATCAATCTGGGGTAATTTCTATCACTTTTGCTTCTCCACCAGCAAATGGGCAAAATATTTATACAACATTTATACAATATCAGCCTGGAGCGCCAACAGCAGTACTCTATTATGATTCTCAATTTAGTTTTTATCCTGTCCCGGATACCGTTTATCAATGCCAAATTACAGCTTTTAAAGTCCCAGATCCTCTAGTTTTGGCAACAGATATTCCGAATTTACAGGAGTGGGGACCTTGTTTAGCTTATGGAGCTGCAAGAAATATTTGCATTGATTTTGGTGAATCAGAAAGATATGCAGAAATTACGAATCTTTATAAAGAACAGGTGAATTACATCCTCACCCGAACTGTAGAAAATTTATCAAATATGCGTGCAAGACCAATGTGGTAGGTAAAATATGGTATGGCTTAAAGACGAACCAACAACAGCAACAAAAATCTCTCAACTTGCAACCATCATTACCAATAACCAAAATGGTATACAGAATGGTGAGGTTCCTTTTGTCAATCTTAGATTGACAAGTTCATCAGATCCCGCTCGAAATGATAATTACTCTTGGCTGTACGGGAAAGATCCTGGCACTTCGTTAATAGAATTATTTTTTGAAGACAACGATAATCCTGCACATGTCATTCAATTGACTTCAGGTGGAAATTTAGGATCTGTCACAACACCATTAATTGGATCACAAATCGCTTTAAGTTCATCGTTGAATTATTTTGATGGTCAATTTGTCACTGCATATGGTTATTTTAATAATGCAGGCGCATTTCAATATGGTAGAAATATGGCAGCCAATGGATCTCCACATCCAGGAACTGGACAATTTCAAGTTGATGTCAATGCTGATGTTTTGATAAATGCTAATTATATTGTTGTTGGTATTGTATTTAAAGGTGGTTTAAGTTCTGGAACATCTGCAAAATCTGTAAATGCCAGCATTCTTCCAGCTCCTGTCGCAGCTACGCCAACAACTTTAACTATAGAAGTACGTCAAGAATCTGGAAGAGCAGATTTTCCATTTATGCTAATGATTTGTGGTGGTAGATGAGTTATCAATCTTATCCAATCTTTCAATTTCAAAGTGGTTTGGATACTGATATCCAGCCATGGATGCTTCCCCAAGATGCATTCCAAGAGATTGTGAATGGATATATCCAGCACGGTGTATTGAATAAACGTAATGGAATGCAGACTTTTGGTTGGTTTGTTAATTCACCCGATTATACGATTGTGACTATTTCAAAAGTTGATGTTGTTATTGGAGTGAATCAAAAAGCAGTCGTTGAACTTAATACCGTTGTAGGAATAACAGCAGGTACACGATTTATAATCAGAACTGCTACCGGTATGACACAAATCAACAATACTACATATCAAGTTGCAAATATTTCAGGAAATACTTTTGAAGTATATGATATCTACGGTGAACAAGTAAATGTGATCACATGGGGTGCATATATTGCTGGAGGGATTTTTTACATTGTCCCTGAAGAGCCCATCATGGGAATCAAGACATTTTTAGATAATACAAACAGAAAAGCTCAGCTTATTTTCAACACGAAAAGAGCTGCTTTTTATGATACGTCTATTAATGCATATTCACCAATCGATTCCGCAGATATTTGGAATAGCGATGAAAAACATTTTGTCAGCGGTTCGGCTTTTGGTAGAACGGGATCTTTTGGGACTATAACATATTACTTCACTAATTTTAATGGGGATACGAATTCAACAGTTTACCCCATGAGGCAATATGTTGGTAATACACCTACAACAACAATATTTGCTCCAAATACGAGAACAGTCGCTAGTCCTGTATATGTTGTTGCTGCTCAGTTTATTTTCACAATGCGTCAAAGATTGCTTTTATTGAATACCGTTGAAAGTTCCACATACCCGTCCGGAACTCCTCCAATTAGTGTTACGTCAACGAATTATCCTCAACGTTTACGATGGTCTAGAGCAAACAATCCAGCTTTTCCAGATAATCCACTTTCAACAGATACAACGTGGAATGAAATTACGCCAGGAAATGGTGGTTTCGTTGATTGTCCAACGTCAGAGACCATAATTTCGGCTACTCAGCTTCAAGATGTTATCATCGTTTATTTTACGGATTCTGTGTGGGCTGTTGAGCCAACTTCTGACCCAGCATTGCCATTCAGATGGACTAAAATAAATTCATATAGGGCTTGCGATGCACCATATGGAAATATCGGTCATGACCGTTTCGTAATTTCATATGGACAAAGAGGAATTACTGGATGTGATCGTGTTGAAGTCAAAAGAATTGATGATAAAATCCAGAATTTTGTGACCGAAGAAATTAGTCAAACTCTATTTAGTCAATGTTATTCCGATAGAAATTATGCCCAAAGACGTTCTTGGACCCTCTTTCCTTCAGCAAATACAAATGTAAACCCAGCAATTCTTCCCACAACATCTAATTATGCTTTAATCCGCACTGAAGAAGAGGGGTCTTGGTCTGTTTATTCTGCATATTCCACTGATATTGATCCTGTCGAAGGCATCAATATGAGTTGTTTGGGATATGGTTTTGCCGAAACTGATTATACTTTAGGTCAATTTGCAGATGGAACTTTACCAGACTTGCCGATGGGTGAAATCACTAATACAATCGGTTCTTATTTTTCTAAATCAAAATCCGATTTGTTTTTAGGTGGCGATCAGATAGGAAGAGTGCTAACTCTTGAAACAGATAGTGATGATCTTGGTCAACCGATCAGTTTCACTATGACTTCAGCTGGTTGGAATCCATTTAAAGATAAAGGAATATCTGCTCAATTTGGCTACATTGATTTTTATGTCGACGCCGACATGTCTATTCAGTTCACCGTAGAGTTTTTTGCGAGCGATATTAATGAACCTTATGCTACTCAAACATTGGATTGCCTTCCTCCACTTGGTTTTATTGCTGATATTCAAGATGTTGTCTTGGATGGTACCAACCCAGTTGAAATAGTTGCTTATAGTCATGGACTTCGGACAGGTTCTCAAGTTTATATTTACAATCTAATTGGCGCAGTTGGATTAATGGGAGTGCCTTTCATTGTGACTGTAATTGACACAAATTCATTCTCCCTTGACGACACAGATAGCTCTGATTATGAGCCATACGTAAATGGGGGAACCGTAGCTGAGAATCCCTTCTCCAATCAAAAATGCTGGAAACGCGCCTATGCAGGCGGCCACGGATATCTACATTTTATTCGCATCACAAACAATGCGATTGATCAAACGCTAAAAATTAATGGAATGCTCCCTTGGTTTAGGCCAGCTGGTAGCAGAATGATAGAATGACTCTCCCTACAGACATCATTTTTCCTTTGCGTCTCGATTTTCTGAAAACGGGTGATATGAATGCACTCGAAATTTATCTAAGGGATCTTACAGAAACTTTAACGCAGATGTACAGCGACATGGCACAAAATATAAATGGTGCTATGCGAAAATGGGAACCCAAAGTCTACGGGATGTCAACAGAAGGAACAGCCACTTACGTCGTTAGAGATGGATGGCTCAGACGCTCTGGAATTATTACAGAGCTTTGGTTTGACGTATCTTGGTCGGCACATACTGGAACAGGAACTCTAGCAATTGAATTACCATATCAAGCGGCGGTAAGCGTTGGAGAACCTTGGCAGGGAGTTTGCAAATCAGTTTTATCAAGCAATGCTTTTGGTGCAGGTTTTACTTACCTGACATTTGAAGCTAAACAAAATACGATTGTCGGAAATATAATGAAATGTGGCACGGGTGTTGCATCTGCTCCTTTTGCACTTGCAAATGCTGGTGGTTTTGCCGGTTATATTCAGTATATCGGAAAGGAAAATGAACAATGAATTTGAAATGGTTTCGCATCATCGACCCTAAGCTTATCCCACCAAAATATATTGAACAGATTAAAGAATGTAATTTCACATTGGAATCATTTACAAAGGTTTTATCGCAAGATTGCGTTCAAATTATTGATGGCAAAGCCATCGTTAATCCGTTAAACCTTCTCTTTGTATTAGCTAATCCTGATTTTCAAATCAAAGGATTCTCATGGATGGTTGTAGACCCAATGACAAACTCGTTGATTATAAATTCTTTTTCAATAGACAATGAATTTTGGGGAAGTGGAAAAGCTGTAAAATTACTTGAAGAAAAAGCTTTAGAGATAAAAGAAGGGGCTAAATTAGATCGTGTTTACTGGATCACGAGATGTCCCAAACATTCCGAGAAATACGGATTTAAAAGATCAAAACATGTACTTATGGAGTATATAGGCTATGGGAAATCCAACAGGAACGAAGGCGAAACAGGTGGGAGCAGCTCAGACAATGACTCCGGAGCAATCAAACTTTCTGAATAGTTTAATTACGGGATTAGGCCCAGATGCACAAAAGGCTTTTGCCCCTCTTCTACAAGGTTTTTCAGAAGAAAACTTTCAAAAAGGTGTAGTTGATCCGACTATGCGATCCTATAATCAACAGGTTTTACCGGCGATTGAACAAAGGTTTACAGATGCAAATGCAGGATCATCATCAGCCTTAAATCAAGCCCTTGTGTCGAGTTCGGAGGATCTAGCCAATATATTAGGTGGCCAACGCATAAACTATCAACAGATGGCCAATCAAACCAGTTTAGGAGCATTATCTCAAATTCTTGGACTCCTTGGTCAGCGTTCCTTTGAACCAATCGTTCAAGGCCCACAACAAGGATGGTTACAAGGAGCCGCTCAAGGTGTCGGTCAAGGTGTCGGTATGGCAGCTGGTTCGTATGCTGCTTCTTCACGAGATATTAAGAAGAATATCCGCAGCTTTGAAAAAGGGATTGAACTCCTTCGTGGCCTTGTAGTTAAGCAATATGATTATACCATTCCAGTAACCGGAACCCCAACAGACCGAATCGGTCTTATCGCCGAAGAAATACCCGCAGAAATTCAAAGTGAACTCGATGGTATTAAAGCGGTTGACCTATATGGCCTTGTCTCCATACTGGTAAATTGCGTTCAACAACTTGATAAACGTCTATCCGAAATAGAGGTTGCATAATGGCTATCGTTTTTCAGAGTCAACAAGATCCCTGGGGGCTTTCTGCATTAGGATCAGCCTTTGGTCAAGGATTTCAAAAAACAAAATTGTTGCAAGAACAAGAAAGACAGAAGATTGCTGGTGAAGAGCGACTTCAAGCTCGAAAACAATCTTTTGGGCCATTATTAGATGAAGCATTAACGATTCTTCAGGATCCTGAAGCTACTCCAGAAATGAAAATAAGTGCTTTATCAAAATATGGACAAGCTTCCGGAGATACAAAAACGATTACACCATTGTTAAATCAAGTCATTAAGGACTCAACAAGGGAAGCACAATCAAAAGCTGATTACGATTTTTTAAGGCCTGTATATGAAAATCTTGGTATTCCATTACCTGAAGAAGCACCAAAAGGCATTTCCCCTCAAGCAGTTAGATCAGTTGGAAACATAGCAACGCCTCGTTATGAATCAGAATCAGATAAATTAGCAGCTCAAGCTTCCTCTGAGTATGGTAAAAACATCATGACAGATTATGAAGGGGCAGAATTATCTAATACAAGATTGAAACAGCAATTAAACTTAGCTGAAAGTGGGAAATTACCAACTCCTTCTATGGTAAAAACTATGGATGTTTTAGGAGTTCCACTGAGCATTTGGAGTAATCCAGCTTCAGAGCTTTACGAAAAAATCACGCAAGAGAACGTAAGAGATATTTCAAAAATTTTCCCTGGGCAAATTAAAAATTTTGAAATTGAATCTTACATGAAAACAATTCCTCAATTGATAAATTCAGACGAAGGTAAAAAACTTATTATCAATAACCAATTATTAGCTAATAAACAAAAAATAGAAACTGGTCAAGCATTTCGTGATATTGTTGAAGAAAATAATGGTAAAATTCCGCGTGATATACAAACTCAAGTTATGGATAGAACCCGAGAATCAAGATTACGGAATGCAGAATTATATAAAGAAAATATTGAACGAGCTATAAATGTCACACAATATCCAACACAAAAAGTAGAAAGAGGAACTCCAATAACTGTTCAAACAGCTAGAAATTATATTAATAGGGCTGATTTTGAAATGCGAAAAAATAAAGAAAAAATGACTCCTGAAGAATATAGAGCAAAAAGTGAAGAACTCGCTAAAAAATTAGCTGCCGAGGATGGATATGACCCCAAGTCCTTTTAAACAAGCTGTTGAAAGTTTTTATGATATTTCTAAACCAATTCAGACAGAAAAAACACCTGAAAAAAAAGATCAATACGTAAATGATTTTTCTCAAGTATATTCACCATTCAATATAGCTTCACAGATTCAATCAGGTGAGACAACAGAAGATATATATAACGAATCTGTAAGAGATGTTACTAGAACAGGTTCTAGAATGGTTGAAACTATTTTAGGATTACCTGGAAATGTCCATCAGTTCGGGAAAAAATTACGTGAAAATGTTCCTAATGTTACAAATATTCCTCCTTTTAGCTATGTACAGCAAGGATTAAATAAAGCTTTTGATTTACTTCCCACTCAAGAAAGTTTACAACAATTGTCTGAAAATATATCTGGTGGTTATACAAAACCTAGAAGTGAAGGAGAAAGTTTTTCAGATGAAATTTTTAAAACTTTTGCCCCAATGGTTTTAGCTCCTGAAAATTTACAACAATATTCTTCTTTACCACCAAAAATAAGAAGCGGAGTAAATTTATTGAGAAAATTAGGTACATCAGTTGCCGGTGAATATGGAAAAGAGGGAGCAAAATCTTTAGGCGCTGGAGGAGTGGGCCAGGAAGCAGCTAAACAAGGTTTAATGTTTATTATGGGAATGGGTCTTCCTCGGTTAACAGGAGAAAGAAGTCCAGATAATTTTATCTCAAATATTTACGCAAAAAGAGATGCTTTAATTCCTCCTGGTACAATGGTCACTCCATCAGGATTAGAATCACGACTTCAAAATTATATAAATTCTACTTTAAAATATGGTGGCCCAACACCTGAGAAGAAACATGTTGCTAGTATTGCTGAAGAATTTTTACAGAAAATTTCCGGAAGAGCTATAGAAATGAAAGAACTTTTACAAATGTTTAGAGACGTAAACAGAAATCGTTCATCTGCGATGGCAATTCAAAATTTAGACAAACCAGGTGTAAAACAGGCTAGAAAATATTGGGGAGATATATCTAGAATTTTCAATGATTCTATTGAAGGTTATATCGCACCTATTAGCCAAGATGCCCTAAAATATCATAAAGATGCGAATAGTGCTTTTTCTACACTTATAAAAAGTCGCAGAACAACTGACTATATCATGGATAAAGCAAAAAATGTACCCTTACAAACTGGAATCGGGGCATTATTTGGAGGGTCTATCGCTCTAAATCCACTTTTAGCAGCAAAGGGATTAGCTGTCGCTGGTGCTGGTGCTGCAACAGTTGGTACTTTAACTAAAACGGGAGAAATGGCCTATCGATTTATCATGAATCCAGCTCTTCGTCACTATTATGAAGAAGTATTAGTAAATGCATTACGAGAGAATGGCCCAGCAACAATAAGAGCATTAAAAAAATTAGACGATAGATATCTAATAGAATTAAAAGATCCAAAATCTAATGTGAATCAGGCATTGCCGACATCACAAATCCAAAAATAAATCCAAAAATAGCGCAAGCTGCTAAAAATATTAAAAACAACATATAACCTCCTTGTTATTTCTTACTTTCTTTGATCAAATCAATAAACATTTCATAAAGCCTATCAGATCGAGCTGATTGAGCTTTCATATCAAGAGTGATATCTCTATGAATAAAGTAAGCTGATCCTAAAATTGTTCCAATGATTGATAATGTTTGCAATATTATTTCCATAGATCCTCCCTGTTTATTCCATCTAATCGATAGATGGTAATTTTTACGATATGTCTCTTCTGCATCTTACTCAAAAGCCGACCTTGGCATGTTCTAGAGCAAAAATGAGATCGTTTGCGTTGGGAGTTTTTCACTAGGTAAATTTTGCCACATTCACGGCAAATCATGTTCGTTTTTCGATAATTCTTTCGTGCAACTTTAGAGATGCTCTCATTGCGACATTGTATATCGCAATATTTCCAATTGCAAGCCGGTATTATTCTATCACAATTTAAACATTTCATGCAACTGAACCTTTAGCCAAGCGAAAATAAATTTACATTCTTTTTTATATTTATGACATTAATATTTTTAAGAGGAGAGCCAACCCTATGTCAAGCCCACTATCATATTTAGGAACACCAGATGCAAGCACAACCGTAAGAGGTAAAGTTGAATTAGCAACTGTAGCCGAGTGCACAACAGGAACAGATAACACAAGAGCTGTAACCCCATTAGGTTTAGCTGCGGTAGCAATAGCTGGAGCTCCGGCGGCGAGCACTTCACAACCTGGAATTATAGAAATTGCCACCAATGCCGAAGCAGCTGCGCAAGCGTCTGGTTCTCTAGCTTTAGTTCCATCGAATATACCTTCAATTATGGCTGCAGCAGGCGCCATCGGTGGAACAACTCCGGCAGCTGGTTCATTTACAGACCTTACAGCTAGCGGAGGTACTGTCTCTTTATCATCCTCGGCAGCGGGTAATTTGACTGCAACAGGCGCAGGAATAGATATGTCAATCGTTTCTGATGCTGGCCGAGTTGTTATTAATGGTGAAGAAGCGGCTGCCGATGCCGTACGTATCCTTTCGGCCGCTGGTGGTCTAGATGTCGATGTTGCTCTTCAAATGTCTTTAGTATCTTCTCAAAATGCAGCCGATGCTGTTGTAATCAACGCTTCAGCAGGTGGTATTGATATTATAGCAGCTGGAGCAGCTGGCGAAGACCTTGATCTTACTTGCACTTCTGGCTCTGTTCATATCACAGCAGGAGAAGCGGCTTCAGATGCCGTTAACATCGATTCAACAGGCGGTTTTGACCTCGATGCTGCCGAACAAGTTAACATCGCATCATCTCAGAATGCAGCTAACGCTATTGTTATTACCGCCTCAGTAGGTGGTATTGATATTACGGCACCAGGCGCGTCTGCTGGTGAAGATATTGACATTGTAGCTACAGGCTCATCAGTTAATATCACTTCAACAGAAAATGCCGCGGATTCCATTGTTATTACTTCTACATTAGGTGGTATCGATATTCTTGCAAGTGGAGCAGCAGCAGGAGAAGATATTGACATCGTAGCAACAGGTTCAAGCGTTAATATCACCTCTACAGAATCCGCAGCTGATTCAATCAAAATCACCTCCACTGCCGGTGGTATTGATATTCTAGCCTCTGGAGCGGCAGCTGGTGAGGATATCGATATTGTTGCGACAGGATCATCCGTCAATATTTCCTCATCCGAATCAGCAGCAGACTCAATTACCATCATTTCATCAGCTGGTGGTATTGACATTTTGGCTAGCGGAGCAGCGGCTGGTGAGGATATCGATATTGTAGCTACTGGTTCATCAGTCAATATAACTTCTACAGAAGATGTGTCGGATGCAATCTACATCCGAGCAAATGCGGGAACTTCGGAAGCTATTAAAATACATGCTGACCAAGGTACTGGCGTAGCATCTCTTAATCTTCTTTCTGATGTAGGGGGTATTACATTAAGAGCAACCGGATTAGCTTCAGCAGATGCAATTAACCTTGAAGCTGCTGCTGGTGGTATCGATGTAGATGCAGCTTTACAAATTAATATTGCTTCCTCTCAAAACGCAGTAGATGCAATTCGCATCATTTCTAGTGCTGGTGGTATCGATATTGATGCAGTAGGTGCTGCAACTGAAGATATCAATATCACAAATACAGGAGGTAGCATTGTATTAGTTGCTACCGAATCCATAGCAGATGCTATTGTATTAAACGCCTCTGGCGCAGCTGGGGGTATAGACTTGACAACCGGCGGTGGTTCAATTGACCTTAGTTCTTCAGGATTTGTCACAGTTGCCCCCACTACTGATACAGTCGCCTCCCCAACAGCAACTTCAACACAAAACGTAAACGTTTTATCTGCCACATTTACAGGTTTTACAACCGCTTCAGCAGCCTCTCAGGAATTTACAATTACTAACAGCATCATTACGACATCAAGTTCGATGTTCGTCACAGCCTGCAATGAAGGTGCCAACGATGCTCAAATGACTGTAATGCGCGTGAAACGGGCTGCTGGATCAGCTGTGGTTACCTTAAAAAATAACGGTGCAGCGGCTCTTAACGGTAACGTAACTATAACCGCATGGGTAATTAAAGCATGACGTCACAACGTATTGGCGACGCTAGCGTCGCCATCCCACAACTCGATATTGCAATGGTGTGGGAAAAAAGAATTGAATATGACGGAAACAACCCCATTTATGTTGGTTGGAATAAAGAACCCAATGCTTCAACTGCCAAAGAAACTTGGTACATTATTAAAAATACCTTTTCAGGATCAAACTTGACTCGATCTCAACTTCCTGATGAAGGTGCTCTTTTTAATTATGCTTGGGATGATCGCGCAACACTATTTTCGTAATGGAGACCAATGCCATATACCTTCAATCCATTCACAAATAACTTTGATTATTACTCTTCGGGAGGTAGTGGAGGCGGTGATGTTTCTGGCCCTGGAAGTTCAACGGATAATGCAGTAGTACGATGGGATGGTACATCCGGAACTTTAATAAAAAATTCCTCAGTTATCATTACGGATAGTGGAGATATCTCAGCCAATAGCATTGATCTTACCGTTGCATTAACTGCTACAGATGGCGGAACTGGCCAAACATCTTATACAACTGGCGATTTACTTTATGCTTCTTCTGCTTCTGCTTTGTCTAAATTACCGATTGGGACAAATAGCCAGGTTTTAACTCTATCTGGTGGTCTTCCGTCTTGGCAAACTCCGGCAGCTTCAGGTGTAACTTCAGTAACCGGTACAGCTGATAGAATTACTTCTACAGGTGGCACAACTCCTGTTATTGATTTAGCTGCTACATATGTTGGTCAGACATCAATAACAACTTTAGGCACAATCGCAACAGGAACTTGGAATGCTACTACTATCGCAGTAACGAAAGGCGGAACAGGTCTAACCTCTGCATCTCAAGGCGATCTTCTTTATGGCAGTGCTGCCAATACCTATAGTGCTTTAGCTAAAGATACAAATTCTACCCGGTATCTTAGCAATCAAGGAACTAGTAACAACCCTTCTTGGAATCAAGTTAACCTTGCAAATGGTGTTACAGGAAATCTTCCAGTTACAAATCTTAATTCAGGTACAAGTGCTTCAGCTTCTACATTTTGGCGTGGAGACGCTACTTGGGCCGCTCTTCCTGTAACAGCGACACCTGTAAGAGAAATATTCTTTGATGCTGCATCGATGCAGGCATTAGAAACGAATTTTGGTACATTGACTGCAATAACAGGTGGAACAAATTCCACAAAAATAATGGTCCGGGCTTTTGATCAAACTACTGAAGAATTTGCCAATTTTAAATTTCAAGTTCCAACAGATGTGACTAGCGGAACTGTGACATTTAGAGCTTGTTTTATGGCAGCTACTGCTGCATCGAGCAAAAATATTGGTTTTAAATTCTATTATCAAAATTTAAGCGATACATCTTCATTTGATGGGACTTATTCTTCCATAACTTCTGGAGCTTTAGCGATTAATGCAACTCAAGATCATGTTACAATTGCTACATTTACTTCTACAATTTCAACTTTATCTTGGACCGCAGGAATGATAATAGAAGTAAAATTGTCACGTGACACTTCAGTCTCAAACAATTTAGCTAGCGATATGTATTTACTAAGTTTTTGCATTGAAATACCAAGGTCTAATTAATGGCAACAACTAGTGTTTCAAGTTTATCTTTCGTTAGAGCTACTCCCTCATATATTAATATGAGTGATATTGATATTATGAAAAATAAATCTGCAATTACTTGTTTTATTTGGGCTTATCCTACTGCTTTAAATACTGGTTATATAGATCTTGTAAGAGATGATGGGACTTACACTCCTATCCAAATTCCTAATAATTCTGGACAAATAGCTTCTGTTAATTTTCCTGTGGTTGTAATGCTAGCTTCAAATCCAAATAATACTTTAAATGCATGGCATTTTTATTCGACACATTGGGATAAATCTGTAAATTCTGGAAAACCAGATTTTTATGCAAATGCAACCAATGTGCAGACAGCAGGAACAGGGTCCGCTAGTAATACTGCTTCGGGTAGCAATCCTCTTATGATTGGAAATAATGAAGGTGGTCATGATGAAGGATTTGATGGAAATTTATGTTTCGTTTTGATTTATACAACAAAATTATCACAAGCTCAGGCTCAGGAACTTTTATATAATCCTTGGGCATTTCCAACTACTACACTAGTAGCATTTTATTGGCTTTTAAATACGACTTCAACAATATCAGATCAATGCCCAAATACATTACATACGGGAACGGCTACAGGTACTTCATTATCTGCAAATGGTCCTCCTTTTATATTTATGCAAAGTGGTTGTTTGTAAAAAAAGGAAATAAATGGTTTTCAAATTCAATCTGATTACGAAAAATCAAGGTATAAAATGACTGGACAAAATCGCCCTTTTAGCTATGGAGACCGTGATAGACGCACTTACATAACTTATAAATCCGAAATGGAGATACGTTGTGAAAATGATGTTAATGGTAATCCAATTTATATCGGCAGAGCCAAGCCAGGAGTTGCCGAATCAGACGATAAATGGCAAATCGCCTTTCATACTTGGGATGCTAATCAATCGTTAACTTCTAAACAATGGCCTCAAAACTCAGAAGGCGCAGCTTCCACCGATTACGAATTCGTGTGGGATGATAGAGCCTCCTATACATATGTGTGAGGTACAATGCCCTGGACAGTCAATCCCGATCACGGATATTTAGAACGCTTCACAGTAGCAGGTGGAGGCGGTAGCGCTACAAATATTAATGTAGATGTTGCTGAAGCACCAGGTGTTGATCCTGTTGTACCAAATGGCAGCGATAATATTACATTTACGGGTGCACAAGTCGCTTCAGGCGTCGTTGGAGCAAATG